CTCCAACACGGCATTACAGCTTAGCCGTGAACCTAAGTTGCGGTACTAGGACCCGCACCCCGTGCCAGTCTTCGACGGTCTTTGGACGACCAACCGTAGCGGCACTGAGCTCATACCGAGCCTGGGTTAACGGAATCCACCGACGCACGACCCGCCAAGGGCCGTTTCCTCGGAGGGGTACCAAACACTCATTGCCGGCGGACCAAGTGATTCGGTCGCCAGGTAAGTGTGCTAAATGGTCCTCCGGTACCGTCCTCTGCAATGAGATTGCCAACAATGCAGCATCACTAAGTGAAGGAGATTTTAGTCCCTCTTCCTCGATAATGTCACATAGAACTGTGCCATCCATGAAAGGGAGTTCTAGACTTGTGGTCCAGAACCCCCGATCACCCTCCATCCCATAAGGGACTTTGGGAACGCGGCCGCGACCCGCCCACATGCGTAACATTACTGTTACAGCACGAAGACGGACAGCATCGCTAGGAGATCGATCACACCATCGATGAACTCGATTGTGAGATCGAACCAGCTCGGGCATCCCATAAAGCAGTTCCTTTTGATACAAAGGAGTCACACAAACACCACCGAAGTAATGTTCTCCGCACGATTCATAAAACTGTCCAGATGAGTAGGACTTCTCGGAATTGACAGAGAAGCCGCACATTCTGAACACTTCCACTAGTCGGGCATACGCGGCAGCCGGTACGATAATATCATCACCGTACACGGACACTGTGACCACGGTTTCTCCTACCTCCTCGCACACAGATTCAGCAAGTGCACGGAAGATAAGCGATTCCAGCTCGAAGGTGTAACCATTACCCATGGAGGAAAATTTCTCAAGGGGCAATATTCTACCAGATGGCAACTTCGCGTAACCACTACGCGTCGCGTCCAGGAGCTGAAACCAAGCAGGCGGAAGCAGCCGTTCCACCAGCCAGTAAGCGATACTGTCTGAAGCGGCTTCAAGATCAACCGTTGCTAAACCAAGCTCGAAAGCAAGCTCAGCCCAGGTTTGGTTAATTCTTTGGTCGTCCAGGTTCGTACCACTGCGTTTGAGCAGGCTGCGCAGCTCTCGACCGATACCGCTCTGAATCCACGTGTTGAATGTGGGTTCTGCGCCGATCGTTCTACGAGTTTTGCAGTCTTTCTCAACCGTAACAACACGCATCCAGTCCACCGGGGTGAATTCCGATGGCAAAAGCGTGCAGGGGCCAACAACCTCGGTGCTACTTGAGTCAAGGCGAGCCTTAACCCAATGGAGGTCGCGACCGACTACCGACATAGCAAAGCGCTTTAGCCGGCTAGTTACGGACAACTTCGGTTCCAACATTTTATTTTCGGGCCGGACACTGTCCCCTTTGATGGTGGCAGTAGCTCCCGGGCCCCACTTGGACCGACGGACAATCGAATCTATGTCCGGTTCTTCACCAATCCAACGGTAGATTTTTCTTCGAGCGGCTGAAAGGACCGACTCTAACCCGATAGGGCTACCGTAGAACAGGCGCACGTTAGTGCTTGCGCACTTCGTTTCAGCAAGTTGGAATTTGCTGAGAGCCACCTCTTCGAGTTCGGCAGCTGGCACGAGATCCCTGACTTTAGCCAGGAACTTATGCGCTGCATAATCCAAGGAGAACGACTCACAATCCAAGTAATCCCATGGCGAGACTCCACACTTCACCACATCGCGGATACCGCAATGTTGCAAGCGCAAAGCCAGACCTAAGGACCTGGGTGTATCCAATGACTCCCAAAACGACACGGCGGCCGCAAGCGTTTTCTGCTCAGCGAACATCCGTATCACTTCGGGGTCATCTTCGTGGGGCTTAATGCTCAACATATAAACCTTTCTGACCGTGCTGTTAGAACAGCGGCTGCAATTTCTCGATCATTTCAACGATGATTGAATTACCGTTGATGATGTTCGAGGTCAACGCGCGCAGGTTCTTGCGTTCCTGCTGCGTACCGCGCTCCGGAAGGAGGTAGGTTATGCGGGCATGCTGTTCGTATGCAACCGTCGGGGGCGGGGTGATGCCCGCATCGTTCGATGCGAGTGTCTCCATAGTCGGCAGCCAGATGGCAAACTCAAGACGAGCAATACCATTGAGCTGCTGACGGCCGGGACCCTGCTTGACGGCGCGCCGTAGGTATGCAGAGACGCGAATGGCGGCCTGCCCATTAACCGGGGTAGGCGTCACCTGTTCGAACCACTGCACGCCCTTGGCGTCCGGTCCCAGAGGGACAAAGGTATGTGCGACCGGGGTCGCTTCACCGTTACTAGCGGTGAGATTAGTCAGAGCACCCATTATGGGATATCTCCTGTAGTGTGGTTATCGACGACCTCCAACGCGCGTCAACGCATCGATCGCTCTCAGCTTTCGGCCGATTGCTAACTTAAGGAGGGCTGCTGCATCCAGAACTCGGTCTGAATTCAGATTGATACGAATCCGCGGGGGATTTGGCAAGGGTAGTTCCGAAAGGACTTGACGATCCTTCATCACTTTAACGCGAACCTCACGTGCACGGCGGCTGATGTACTGGTACGATGCAGTCCCAGCAGCATTAACTTGGCCGATACGCGTTGATCTGCAGGTGTATGTAACATAACCACCCGCAAAACCAGCTTTCCAAAGAACCCAGTTCTCGAGATTTTCGAGGGACTGCCCGACTGTTATAAACCAGTCAGCAACAAAGCTCAAAGGAAGGAGTTCCCATGCAATTGAAGCGGGATTAAGGGATGTCCAATCCCAGATCCCTTCACCTGGAACAATGATGTCCCAGGAGAGCTCACAACGATAGTCATCCTCCGAAAAACGAGCAAACGGGAGTTTTATTGTCCCGTGCTCGCCGGAGTAAACCGTCGTAAGTGACGATCCGTCATGCGTCTCTCGCGAGCCACTGCGAACCGTCAGTGAGACTAAACGCGGGCCTAGCACCTCTCGGTGCAAGTTATCGAGTGCGTCGTAGACGCTCCCGAGCAACGGTTGCCAACCGTACCGCATTTCCAGGTATCGTGAGGCAACAGCGTCGATAAGACGTCTGTCGCGATCACTTCGACCCTTTGCATATCGATGCAAATGTTCGAAAACTCCTGCAACCCTCTTATGGAGAGCATTAGAAGTAGATACCATATCGCGAGTGGATTTCCACTCAGCCGCGTCAATCAGGATCTGCGAAGACCCTGACCGCACCTTCGACATTGCCTTCGCGTAGGCGCCGTCATAGGCGTCGGCATTCATAGGGCTCACGGGTAAGGGGGGTAACCCCTCGAACAAACCGGCGGTGCCGGTCGTTAAGCCCGCGCGCATTAATCCTTTGAATGTCGACTTGGCAAACCGCCGATCCCAGTACACGTACTCGAAAGGTTCACAGGTGTAAACCTCCTTTTGATACGAGATGGGGTTAGGACGGATGCGATCGCCTCGTACTTCACCGTTCTGGACAGAAAAACTGTCATAATGAGAAACACCAGGTAGGCGGAATTGAAAATTTCCATCAATTCCACCGTACCGGTCCTCATAGCCCGGAGAATCAGTGGCGGGACGGGACCTCATGTCGGATCACCCGAACGTGAGATCAGTGACATAAGCTTATCGGTCCATGCCTTCTCATACCGATTAGGGTACGGGAGAGACGAACTGACCTCAGTCGCTGTGGCAATGGCGACAGAGGCTGCTCCGCGAAACTCTGCGGACAGATTGTTTAGCTTACGCATTTTCATCTGAGTCTCCTCATTTAGAGAAGACCTGATGGGGGGTCTTCACCCCCAGACGGAGCCTCA